CCACCTTATCTAAGTTTTATCCCCAAAATAGGTGAAATGGTTTGGGTCGTGTATTCAATGCTCGGGGACAAACAACAGAGGAAAGAACAGTTTTATATACCAGGCCCAAAAACAAGTCCATTTAATATTGCTTTTGAGGAATATAATAACTCCAAGGTAAACACATCACAAGGTTTTAATACTAGAATAAAACCACCTCTTAAATCAGTTACAATTAATGGCCCTGGATTAAAACCTTGGTCTCCTACTCATTTATACGGTATTTGGGCCGAGCCAGGTGATAATGCAATTTACGGTCAAGGTACGACAGATTTAATTTTAAAACGTGATGAAATTTTACTAAGGGCGGGTAAAAAATCTACCATGCAACCTAATGACATTCCAAATGATGAAGACAAGAGGAATTTAAATTTAGGATTTTTACAAATTTCTAATTATAGAACTAAACCATTTACTTTAGCGGAGGAAAGTACCACAACAGATGAAATTGACGAATCTCCTTTAAAATTTTTAATAGAATACGAATTGATAAATCCTGAAAATGCTCAAGATGTATATAGTGGTATAATAACATTGTTAGAAATTTCTAAGGCGGCTGAAAAAAACAATAAATTTACTGCGGGTACTCCAGTGAACCCAAATAATGTAAATCAATATTGGAGTTATCAATTTAATCTTGAACCTATGACAAATGTTGTTAGAATAATTAACGATGTTATTAATGGTTTAAATAAAGGAAAGATTGTAATATCAGGAACTACTACCAGTCCTGAATCAACTCTTATATTATGTGACGATGTTGACGCAAATGGTGAATGCGGATATTGTGGAAGATGTTTTCCATTTTACTACCGACCCACAGCTAGAATGAGGACAATATTAGGAAAATTACCTGATTTTGCAGATAATCCCTACGCATACGCTGAACTATACAGTGTTAGTAGTATGGTTACACAAGTAAGGTTTACATACGCATTTTTAGATGTAAATGGTGACGGGCTAGTGTCAAAAAAAGACAAGTTTGGACCATCAAAAAAGAAAAAGAAATATAAAAATATACCACAAGTTTCTGAAGTTAAACCAAACAGTGTTTCTATTTTAGGTAGTAACAAAATAATTTTATATTCACAAGATTCTCAAATTGATGACAAAAAAATAAATTTAAGTGGAGATTCAATATATGGACTTAGTCAAAATACAATTTTTAAAGAAGTATTACCTAAAACAGACGCAATGGTAAGAGGAGATAAACTAAAAGAATTTTTGACTCTTCTTATGAGATTTACGTTAACCCACTGCCACGCATATCACGGATTACCTCCAAATCCTACATCATTTTCACAAGTTGAAATTGCTCAAATTGAACAAGAGTTTCTAAACTATGATTCTAAAGTATTAAATCAAAACATTCGAATTAATTGATATTTATCTATAAAAGATAATGTCAGTACATTTTTCATATTTTAGTAGAAATAATACATTACTCTCCGGGAGTTACACAAACACCGGAAGAGCTCCGTATACTCAGTTATATTTTGGAGCGTCTCTCGACACATTAGCCAATTCAGCATATAGTAGATTTATTTTTGATTTTGATTTAACTGATTTAATTCAAAAATTCTCAGACGGTACCATATCCACAGGATGTACAGGATTTAGTGGTATTACTCATAAATTAAAAATGATTAATACGTCTTCTTTTGATAGAGCACAATTAAGAGCCACTTCATTTGATTTAAACTTAATTAGAATACCTCTAACATCAGGCGATACAGGAACAGTACAATCTTGGGATGAAGGTGTTGGTTATGATTATTATGACGTTAAAAAAACAATAAATACCCAATTTGCACAGCTTTCCCCAACAAATTTTACAGATGACCTTTCACTGTCTAATAGACCGTCAAACTTTTACGAAAGAACCACTTTATATACTTGGAGCGAACCTGGTATCTACTCAAATATTAATACAGGAGTTACCCCATTTTCATCAATGACAATAATTGACACCCAACATTTTGAGGAGGGTAATGAAAATCTTGAGTTTGATATGACAAGTGAAATTAATTCAATTATTGAGGGTACAATTACCGGAAATACTGGATGGATTATATCATTCCCTCCTGAGCTTGAATTAATCACGGGTCTTACTGAAAACTACTCTGTTGGATTTTTTAGTCGGAACACTCAAACTTTTTACGAGCCTTATTTGGAAACAACTTATGATGATTTAATCGAGGACGATAGAAATACTTTTTACAAGAATAGAATAAATAAACTATACCTTTATTCGTATATCGATGGTGATTTAGTTAATTTAGACACACCTCCATCTACAATAATTGTTGACTCATCTGATAATATAATCCAAGGGCCAATTACTTCTTGTTTAAAAACAAAAGGAGTTTACGAGATAACAATATCGGCAATCACATCCACAACACTTGCAACTAATTGTACACTATATGATATATGGTCAGGAATAACTTATAATGGAGTTACTCTTGATAATATCACAAATCAACTTGTACTTTTACCATATAACAAATCAATACAACTCGGACCTGATAGTCAAGACCCAATACTTTATGGTTTTGATTATTATGGTATTAAACAAGATGAAAAAATAATCAATACCGACATAAGGAAAGTTGGGGTTATTGTTAAGAAAGCATATTCTACAAATGAATCTATACAAAGAATAAATGTATATTATAGAATATACGTTAAAGAAGGCCAAACTGAAGTTGATGTCCAAGAATGGACAAAAGTGAATAGGTCGTATAATCAATACTATTTCTTGTTTGACACAAGAGACAAACTTCCAAACGAATATTACATCGATTTAAAAGTATATTCTGATGGAACCGCAAATACTTATAAAAAACAAATTAAATTCCAAATAGTTAATAGGAAATGAAAAAAATAACATTAACAGAATCACAATTAGTGTCTTTAATCCAAAGAATGGTTAATGAAGCCATGTCAGATATAGATATAATTCTTGATAAAATAAGCCAAGAAGGTATGGAATCTTTAACTCAACAAGAAAAAGAATATTTAAGACATTATTCAACAACAGGAGAATATATGGATATTGAGGATGAAGATGAAATGGAGACTTCATTTGAAGGTGAAACATTTAAAGACAGAATAAAAGACGCACCTGTTAGTTTCACATATGAAGTAACTGAAGAAACAGATAAGGGTATTATACACGCAGGATATTTTACAATCTATGAAGATGAATACTATGGTGAAATTTTCTGTGATGGTGACGGAACATTTATGTTTGCCAATTTTGAATCACCTGAAGGAACTGAGCTATTTGAAGACTATAATGAAATACAAGGAGAATTGGAAATGTTTCTCCAAAATGTTTGTGAAAACCTAAAATCAGACCCAACAACTTAAAAAAATGAGAAATATAGATAGTTTAATTAGAAAAGTTATTAAAGAACAATCAGATAGATATATGTTCTTTTCAAACTTAGAACAAATGAGAAGACAATGTGACCTATTGTTAGATTTAGAACGTGATATGGTCGATTCAATACTTGACAACGGTCACGATTGGGCTCAGGACCATATTGCTGAAGCCAAAAACAATTTAGACCAAGTGTTTGATTTCTTAATGAATGAAACAAAAAAGGATGGTATGGAATTATCTATGAATATTGATGATAAAGAAATGGTTATGTCGGAAGGTCGTAAAAAGACTGGAACAAAATTGTGTGCCAGAGGGTACGCAGCTGCCAAATCAAAATTCAAAGTTTTTCCCTCAGCATATAGCTCAGGCTACGGAGTTCAAGTCTGTAAAGGTAGAATGCCAGGATTAGATGGTAAAAAACGTTGTTCACCACCATATTGTGGTTCAAAAAAGAAGAAGTAATAATTTTTTAGAACTAAAGTTTCGTAGTATATTTGTAAAAAAATACCACTATGAGATTCTTAAAACGATTTTACCTTAAAATGCGATTAGCGTATCGCAAACAGTACTACACACAACAGAACCAAGAGAAGTACCAAAGAGCTCCACTCTTTATATGTATGAAATTACTTAAAATTGAGGACTCTCTTTTACTTATCGCACCTGTTTCCGATGACAAGTACATATATAACGAAAGACTCGGTATATTGGTCTCTTTATTAGGTCATCGAGGGTCTATTATCGATAGAACATATTCATATGACATTAACCTATCTAACAAAGATTGGGATAAATTGGATAAGTTGTTTTCTAATGAGATGCAAAAACGCACCAAGAAGATTGAGGAACAAATTGTATCTAATGTAAAACACTCATTAGATAATATATACAAGAGAATAAATAAGGATATGAATAAATCTCCGATTATGAATTTATCATCGGTTAGTGAACTTAATTAAAAATCTTTTTATGTAATTTCGGGTGGGATTTAATGAATTTTTTTGTTATCTCACCCGATTTTTCATTTGCAAAATCTTCGGCCTTACCACCAACTTCTTTTCTGTCTTTAATTTTAAGTTTTTGGTGGTCATAACAATGAGCCCATTCGTGAGATAAAGTTCTAAGAATATCGGCAAGCATTCTACCCTTAGATAAGACTTTAATCTCATTAGTTTTATTTTTAAATGACCCTGTTGTCATTTTACCCTTTCTTTCACTCAAAAATTTAATTGTTAAATCTCCTGTAAGAGTGAGTTTTTCTTGCAGAAGAAGGATAAAACTTTTGATAATATCAATTTGATACTTTTCTAAAGTACCCTTTTCAAATTTCAGACAGAGTTTCATTTGTTTTTTAAATGTTCTATCAAAGTTTTAATTATAATTGACTCGTTTTTACTTTTTTTCTTTGGTTTGTAAGAAGTCATTGTTGGGGCATTCCCTGTACCAGATTTTGGTTCTTTCTTTTCTGCTCTTCTTTTCTGACTACAAGCCGCACTTTTTTGTGTGTCTGTCATTTTAGCCGCAACTCCAACTGCTCTACATTTTGGGTATCCTTTAGAATCTGCCTCAGGTCTACCACATGGAGGGTGTCCACCACCTTCTTTTTTTCTACATATATTAACCCAAGGACCTTTTGGTTGTTTACTACCTTTTGGTTTTTTCTTAGTTCCAAACCAAACCGCAAGGTCTTCTTTAATTGTATGGGTATCCTCTGTTTCTATATTATAAGTTCCGTCTTGACCCTTTTCCCACATGCCAACAGTTCTTTTTATATTATTTTTTAACTTACTTTTAATTTTTTTCTTATTAATTTCACTTTTAACTTGTTCAGTATATGCTCCCAACTCTGATTTTTTCCATTTTTTCATCCCTACCTCAATTGGTCCACTATATTCACCAGCAGAAATAGAAGTATCAGACTCATGAATTTTAGTGAATGGTGCCGAATAATGCGATTCGTCTTTTATTCTTGGTTTTTTTCCTGACTTATCTCCTTTTTTTCTATAAGATGGTACTAAAACTTTAAAAGGAGCCTTTGTATACTCATCATCACCTTCAGCTGGTGCATCCTGTTTAAAATCATTATTTTGTATTTCTTTTGCTATTCTTTCTTTTTTTGAAATTTTGTTTTTCGGGGTAGATATATGGCCGTCAAGTGAATCGTAGTTTAATTCGGCATCAACATAATCGGAAATAGGATTAACAAATGGTTGTAAATCTTCAGGGTCCCAATAAGTAAGTCCCGGTCTAATAGGTGGTTTATATGAACCCCTAGCAATACCTGAACTTGTAACCTCATTTAATTTTTCAGCACCAATATATTTGGTATATAATTCTAAAAAATTTGGTTTTGGCATGATTTATAACTATATTTTTCTATAAATATCTTTTAGATGGAAACAAACGCAGATTTACAAAAAGAATTGGAACAAAAATTAGAAGAATTAACACCAAAAGGAGCTCTTTTTGAATCAATAACTTACTATAACGAAGAACAATTAAATTTGTTTTTGTCTAATATGACACAAGAACAGGCAATTTACTGTTTAGTTGAGGCGGTTAAAATTGCATACAGAAGAGGTTCATATAGTTTAGAGGAGTCTGAAGCAATCTCAAAATCTCTAAGGGTGATTGGTGGTCAATAAAAAAGGGGACCTAAGTCCCCTTTTTAATTTATTCATTAAATTGATTATCTCAATTCATTCAAATCAAATGTACGTACACCGTCAACGATGATACGTCCGAAGAAACGGTTGTTAACCATTTTCTTAGCGTAACGAGTCATAATACCCTTGATAGGTGTAAAGTTGAATGGGTTGTACATAGTTGGAGTTAATTGAAGTGGTACATATGGTGCGTAGATGTAACCAGTGTCAAGAAGTGACGTACCTTTGTGACCCAACAACACAGTGTTTGGTGGGAAGTAAGGGTCACGATACACTTGGTAACGACCTGCTAATGTACCTACTCTTTCAATACCCATGTTATACTGGTCTTGCTCAGCAGCTGCGTTAGAAACGTGGAAATATTGAAGGTCATCAAAAATTGCTGAGATTTCAGATGATACAACAATCCAGTTTGCTCCACCTCTCAACGTAGATTTGTGAATCTGTGCAGAGATTTGGTTGATTGCGGTGATAAGAGTTTGGTTCCAGTCCTTCTGAGTGTAAGGAGTAGATTGGTTGTTCAGACGCTTCCAACCGTTGTAATCCCAACGAAGTGTCCAAGCCGCACCTTTACGAAGGTCACGGAGGATTTCACGGTCGATTTCAGCTGCCACTTGTTCAGACAATAAAGCCGTTAATTCAGCCTCAGCGTCGATGTTGTGGAATGCCGCAACGTCTTGTGCAAGTTCTGGTGACCACTGTGCTCTCAACTTTCTTTCAGTTACAGAAACTGTTACTGACTCAAGGTCGAAAGAAACTTCACCAATCTTGTCTTCGAATTCAAGTTCCTTATATCTCTTAAAATAAGCAATAAATGGGTTACTAGCTGAGGAACCAGATACTGCAGATTCGAAAGTTGTACCTGAGTATCCATCAGGAGTTGATTGACCACAAGCAATACAAGCTGGAACTTGTAAGTCTACTTCCAAATAGATTATACCATTTGGTGTACAAATATCAAAATATGTACCACCGTTACCACCACCTGTGTTTGTACCAGGATAAGAAGCTGTTGAGTATGAACCATACTGAACAATGCTCTTAGCATATTTCTGTGTTACAACACGGAACAAAAGAGGTGCAGTTGTTGAGAAAGTTACACCACCAATAGTTCCTTGTGATGGAAGAATTGTAAGGTCTGAAAGGAATGCCTCAGTATCCATTTCTTGTCCGTCAGGACCGATAAGTTTACCAGCACCTGAGTTAGAGAAACCTGACAATGCAATTAAAATTTTACGATATTCGCCAGCAGGGTAACCTGAAAGTATTAAATTACCGCTACTCCAAATAACTGTGTTTGTAATTGCCGACAACCAAGTGAATGCACCCTTAGAGTAGTCGAACAAACCTGGAGGATTTAAACCTGGCTCGTTACCTTCATAAAATGCATCATAAAGGTTCTTAGAGAATGCATTTGCATTTGGTGGATAACCATCACCGATAGCGGTTTGGTTACTACCAGGTGCTCCAAATGGAGCGTAGTGGTCATTATCATTACCTTGAGCAATAGCAACTGGAGTATTTCCAGTATAACCTTGAATGCGCGGTACAAAGTAGAACAACTTACCGATAGGAAGGTTCATAGCTTGTACTGATACGATTTCATTAGCTAAAAGTTTAGAGAATACACGACGAATGATTGGGAATACGACAGTTTCAAATGAACCTGAATCTGCAGTAGACGCCGCTTCGTTAATTAAGAATGAAGCTTGGTTTTCATATAACTGAGCTACGTTCTCTTTTAGGTGACCACGAAGGCCTTCAAGGAACCCTAATTTGTCCCATTTGTTGATAGTATCTTCCTTGATAACTTTAAGGTGCTTAAGACCTATGTTACCAACGAGACCTGATTCTAATAATGCTCCCATTTTTTATTTTGGTTTTTATTTTTATTATTTATTTTGCAATTTTACTCATGATGTCTTTCATTCTAAGGAACTGAGGATTCTCATATGTCTTAGATTCAATCAAGTTAATTGCGGAACCTGATTGTGGCTCACGGTCAATTACTCTTTCAATTGATTCTGTAATTGGTGTCGCTTTTGTGCCTTGTGAAAGTTCATCTTTAATTGTTTTATATAATGCCTTTGATTCCTTGAGAGTTTCAGCAGAGTCAAATCTTCTAAGAATGTTAATTTTTTCATGTTTAGAAGTTGAGTGTTCAGTGAAAAGTCTTGTAGCATAAGCCAAATTTGAATTAAAGATTGCTACCTCATTTAATTTATCTCTAAATAAATTAAGTGCCTTTCTGTATTCTTCATTTTTGGTTCTCAACATTTGTAATTCTTCCATAACTTCAACACTTTCAGCAACGTTTTTGCCGTATTCGTAGTTTCTGTTAGGAGTAATTCCTTTTCTTAAACCTCTACCTGATTTTGAACCCATTCCATAAGTGCGTGATGCTTCTTTAGCTTCTCCTTTAGAAAATTTCTTGGTCTTGCTTGGCATTTCCATTACTTCTCCCTCTTTGAATTCAAACTTAGGTCCTTTACCTAGTCCAACAGTTTTACCTTGTTTTTTCTTTTCGTTGAAACCGCCTTTTGATTTCTCATAAGAAAAAGTAGGTTTACCTGTTTTACCTTTAGAGCCGACTTTTGGTTTCATACCCTCTTTGGTTTCCATTTTCTTAGCTTTTTTAGCTTCCATCATTGGTTTGTAACTTTCATTGTCTTCAGCATCCTCATATGAACCTTCTTCGAGTTCGAATTCGTATTCTTCCTCTTCAAGTTCATCAGCAGGAGTGTCATCGATTTCAATTTCGTACATAACCTCTTCTTTTTCTTCTTCTGGTTGATATGATGCGTCTTCATACATTTCTTCTTCCATCGCCTGATAACCTTCTTCCGTTTCATCATCTTCTTCCTCTTCCTCTTCACCTTCCATTTGTAAAAGGTATTCGGCTTCAGTTTCGTCATCAGAAATTTTAGTGTAGTCACCATCAGGAACTACGGTTACAGTGTCAGAATTTTTCATGTTTTTGAAAACTTTAAAAACTTCTTCGAAGTCCTCTTCACCTGTAAGGTCAGCGACTGGCTCGTCATCCATGTCCATCATATCAGACATTTCATCGTCCATGCCCATCATACCAGGCATTTCGTCGTCTTCCTCTTCGTATTCTTCGTCCTCTTCAGATTCCTCTTCTTCAGATTCCTCTTCGTCTTCGAATTCTACTTCGGTTTCAAGCTCATCTTCTTCAGCTTCTTTCATTTCAACCTCTTCGTCAGTCTCTTCTTTCATAGACTCTTTTACTAGTTCGCTAATTTCTTCCTTCATTGTCGAAGCAAGTATTTCTTTTGCGTTTTCATTAATTACTTCTTCCAAATTCTGTATTTGGAGAAGTGTTTCGTTAACTAAATTTTTTTCAGCCATTTAACTTTTTTTTAATAAATATATTAAGAAGCTAAAAAAATAAGTTTTTCTTGATTTATAAATGAAAAAAGGGGACAAATGTCCCCTTTGGTAAAGTTTGATATGAGTATATATTACTCTACTACTTCATTAATTTTACTCTCAACAATCGCGGTAATTCTCCAATCCTGAGAATATGATTCAAAAAGCTTTGTTACTTTAGCCTCAACGTCAGTCGGGCTAAATCCTTTGACAAGTTTTTCTTCTTTTGTTTTTTTGATTTTTCCTGACTCTGAGTCAACATCATCGATTGTAATTTTTGCTACAAAATATTTTTCGTCCATATTAATTATTTTGATAAATAATCGGTGAGTTTTTTCATTAAATCAAGTGAGCTACCCATTTCTCTTTGTTGTTTTAATTCTTTTTCCTCTTGTAAGTTTTCTTCATACTTGTATCTGTCTTTTTCGTCCTTAAAAAGGTACGCGCCAGGTGTTGATGGAGAAGAAACAAGGTCAAAACAAATTAGTTCAAAATCTTCTTGGACTTCATTCTGTTCTCCTCTTTTTGCAAGTGACCCAACTCCTCTTGAGGATATACCAAGAGTAACACCTTGTCTTAAAAGATTTGCGGCTTGGTCTCCTTTAGTTGAAACTATCCCTCTCTCGTGAAATCCTGGAGAAGTTAATAATCTAAGTTTACCAAGAAGAACATTTTTGTCCCACCACATATCAGTTATAATGTGTGATACTCTATCGAGGTCAATTAAGGATGATTCAGGGTGATTAAGTTCAGATAATGAGGTTCCTCTCTTAATATAGTTTTTAGTGTAATTGTCGGCTTCTCTTCTTAATATTTTCTCAGGATATATTCTACCGTTTCTATTTGGGGTATCGTACTTTTGTAGTACGGCATAAAATTCAAATGGCTTAGAGTGGTCTGTAGTATTAAAATTTTCTTTTATTACTCTATCATTAGAGAATTCAGTAGGTGATACATAACCTGCATCATACTCGATAAGAATTCCTCTACCTGACTCTGTCGGTCCTAAAATTCGTAAGTTTTGCATTTAATATTTTCTTTATAAATATTAAACTACAACCAAATTTTTTTCTTTGTCATTTTTTGTTAAATGAAAATCGAATAATTCAGATTGTTGGAATATATCTTTTTCTACATAAGATATAATTCTTTTTATCTCATTCTTTAATTTAATTGATTTAAAATCAATTTCCGTTTTAATGTAAAAGGTCATTTCCAAATTCATAAAAGACCTTTTTCCTAATGTTATCCCACTTGTCCTTAAATCTAAATCAACAATGAATTTACTGTGAAAAATAAATTTATCTGATATCTCTAAAAGAAGTTGTTTAATTAACCTATTCAAACAGGATACCTCTCTACCCCAATTTTCTAAAGATTTTTTTGGCTCTACCCAAGACTGTATGTTTATGTATATTGACTTTAAATTTTTTGAATCTACCGTTCCATAAGAAGTTTTAAAATTTTTATATCCCTTCAGCACACAAGATTTCCCTTTTTTCATTTAACTTTGCATAATATCCGTTTATTTATATATTAAATTTAATAAAAAAAAACCAATAGTCAAAATGTTAATTATTGAAGTTAAAAAGGGTAATGTTGAGGGTGCTCTTAAACAATTTAAATCTAAAGCAATTAAAACAAAACTTGTTTCACAATTACAAGATAGAAAAACATACAAAAAAAAATCTGACGTAAAACGTCAGATTAAGAAAGATGCAATTTACAAACAAAAGAAATACTCAGACAATTAAACCTTTGTGTAATTGTTCGAGTTTGATAAATTCTTTTTTATCAAATTTTGTTGATTGTATTTTATTCTTTGTTTCAAGTAAAGTTTGTTTAATTTCTTCATCTGATTCTGAAATTAGTTTTTCTAATTTTTGAATTGTCGATTCTTTAATTGTCTCAAACTCTTCTTTTGTTGGTTTCTTTTTCAAAGAAGAGATTACCTCTTCTCTATCAGATTCGTTAAGTTCAGATAGAGTCTTTTCAATATTGTTATTTGCAATTTTCAACATTGTACTTATCGGAACTACTTTTTTAGATTCCTTTATGGTTGGTTTTTTCATAAGGGATTCTACAATATTCTTTTTAGCCATTGATTTTCTCTCAGGGTGTAATTCATTACCGTAAAATAAATCATCAATTGTAGTGTAGTTATTTTCTTTAATTATACCTTTTGTCCACTTCAAAATTTTATTTGTAAAATTCTCAGTAAGTTCAATTGACTTAACCTCTTTTGATAAATCATCCACCATATATTCGGCAATTTCTTTATCCAAAGATTTATTTTCTTTTAATGTATCATAAATAAAATATAGTCTTTTAAAAGATTTATTCTCCAATAGTTCGTTCTTGAAGAATTTCATATCCTTGTCTAATTTTTTGTCGACAAATGATTTAACTAATTTATTCTCTACTAAAGTTTTAATTATACCGAATTTCATATTAGTGTTTTCTGTATAAATATCAATCTTTTAGTAAGCTGTTTAGTTTTTGTTCCATTTCACCTAAAGATTTTTTTGCTTTAGATAAATCAATCATTTCATTGTCTCCAAACATATTACTCTCAAGTAGGATATTCATATCTCTTTCTAACGACTCTGGAGTTACTCCGGCCTCACCTCCTGGTTCGGGACCAGGTGCTGGAGGTGCTGGCAATTCACCAGGTGGTTCAGACATCATTCCTCCTCCACCTTCCTCAGGAGGTGCTCCTCCTTCTGTAGGAGTACCAGCAGGTTCACCTTCCTTCTTACCATATAGTTTATCCAAATTATCAAATAATCCTGTATGAGTAATAACCTCAGCAGTTTTCTTGAGTTCTTCACCAACCGCTTTTTCAATACGCTGTTGTTGTAGGTCAAGTTTAATTTCTTCATCAGAAAATCCTAAAATATGTTTCTTAGCCCAAGACTGAGAAACTGCAGCAATTCCTGAACCAGGGTCTGCAACCATATCTTTATATAGTAAAACCTTTTCTTTCCAAACGTCGATTCGTAAAAGGTCAGCTTGAGTAGATGGATTAGTTAGAGACAAAGTAAAGTTTCCAACCTCTTCTTCGAATCCTAATACAAACAAGTGAATGATTGCAATTTTATTCAATTCTTGAATCATATTCTTTTGAATACGATTTATAGTTCTTGCAAAACGAATATCTTGTAGGGATAAATTTTTTCCGTCTCCTACAGTCTCCTCAAATCCAAGAAATGCTTTCGGCACACGTAATGCCGTTAAAAGTTTCTTTTGTATATATTCAATATCAGCAATTTCTGATAGGTTTTGAGCACCTGCAAGAGTTTCAATAGGAGAGGCTTGAGCTGGGTCACGAACAGGGACAAAATAATCTTGGTCAACAGCCATTTGATTAAATCTCATGTCCACATTTCCTGTTTTATGGTCAACAACTTGGTCTCTCTTGAATTTGTTTGCAAATCTTTGGATATATGGCTCAACATCAGCGTCATCCATATTTCCAACAAATACTTTAAATATTCTTCTCTCAGGTGCTCTTGATGTTCTATAAATTAACATCGCATCTTCAGACAGTAAAAGTTGTTTCCAAATACGTCTTGCCTTTTCAAGCATAGATGTACCGTAAGGAAGTCTTCTATCGTCTCCTAGTAGTCTAAAGTGAGCTATTTCCCAAGTATTAAACTCTAAATCTTTTTGTTTCCACTTAAACTTTGTATGTTTTTTTGTTGGATTAGTTTCAGGTTCGGCAGATTTACCCCCCATTCCTGCTTCCAATCTTTCAATTTCAACAATTGGAAGTTGCATACATCCTATAATTCCTTTTTCGGGGTCAAGTTTAAGAAACACAAAATTATCACCGTACTTGCAAGTGTTTCTTGTCCACATTGGAAGGTTGGTATTAATATCTAAACTATTATTGAATAGGTCTGCAAGTATTGATTTAATTCTTCTTGATTCAGAATAAATCTGAAGCATAAATCCATCTTGATTAATAGTTGTAGATTCTTCAGCGTATATATCTAAAGCTGCTCCAATTTCAGGAGTAAACTCCATAGATTCATAATCATAAAATGAAGATAATCTTGTTGGTTCGTAATATGTTGCTTGAGTATATAGATTATGCTCAATCTTTGACCACTGATTTGCAAGATAATAATTTTGTTGAGCCTGTAGTTTTTCTCTATTATACTCTTGTTTTGAGGTTGTACGGAGAAGTTCTTTTTTATCGTACTTGTATGTAGGGTAATCTTGACCTAAAAGTGAATTAGGACCAAACGCTTGGGATAACCTTTGCCATACTGTTAACTTGTTATTTTCCATTAGTAAAAATTAATCTGTTTTGTATAGATTATAAATAGTTAGGAAAATTAGTTTTGTTAAGCAGTAGTTACGGTCCAGTTATATGGAGCTGCAATCAAAATATTTCTACAAAATGTTCCACTATTTGTCGTTATAGCTTGCCCTGTAGCCGCTGCGGAGCCAATATTTCCGTTTGTTCTATTATAACTAAAAGTATTTGCACCCGGCCCTGCATTTATTGTATATGTACCATCAAAAATGGCATCAACACCACTAACAACTACAGTTTGTCCTGCTAAGAAATTATGTGCAACTGAAGTTGTTAATGTTGCAACGTTAGCGTTTAATACTTTGTTAGTAATAGATATAAATCCGCTAGGAGCTGAGTTAAGAGCTGCCGTGGGAGTCGCAATAGTATTATTTATTGATATTGTTCCAGCGGTTCTAGGGTTCACTCCAAAATTGCCGACCACACTGTCTTTTATGCTACAAATAATTAAATCAACGCCAGTTCGAGATATACCACAATTTTGTAAATTTAGTGTTCTTAAATTAGTTGCTGTTATAAAAGACTTATTCCAATTAGAAAAGAAAAAATTGTTGGCGTTCGTAACGTCATTTGTCGTCCCATGAGTGCTTGAAAGATTCAAAGTTCTTAGACTTGATGGCCAGTTTCCAGAACAAACCGCATCTGCTCCTCCTCCGACTGACGCATACGTGCTTGCCGCAGTTACATTTGCCGGCCCATTGTTAGCGGCTATTATATTATAAGTAAAACTAGTTGTAGTAGGGGTTGATATAATGGTATAAGTTCCATTATATGTTCCATTTTGATTAATAAACACTGAAACTTGTTGACCGGCAGTAAAATTGTGTGCAGTTGTTGCAGTTAGAGTCGCAACATTAGATAATATTTGTACTCTTTGTATTTGTACAAAGAGCCCACCAAACTGATTTTGGAGCGAGGTTATTGTTTCTATATTTGAGTGGGTTGAAAGATTTAAAAATCTATTGAAAACTCTGCTGGTTCCTGCCGTCTGTCTTTGGTTGGTTAAAGTTTTAAGAGCTGGAAACAAACTAAAATCAAAAACAGATACTACATTACTACTGATAGTTAATGATGTCATCCCAAGTCCTTGAACATTAATTTGGGTTAATGAGCTGTTACTTGAAACATCTAAAGTGTGCAAAGAATTAGGAAAATTATTTGTAAAAATAGTAATTGGATTTGTACGAAATTGATTAACAGCACTTCGTTGTAGATAAAGTTCTCTAATATTTGTTGGTAATAAATTATTGTTGAATGGTCCTGAAAGTCCATTTCCATCGAACTCAATATATTCTGTACTATTTGGGAAAATTGGAAACGTTGTCAGAGCATTATCCGACAATATCACACGTCTTAATTGTGAACAATTTATAATTTGTGAAGTAAATTGGCTTAAATTTACATTACTCTCTACGTTAAGTTCCCTTAGTTCTGAATCTATTGGAATAGTTGGATTAAAATTAGTTATTCTATTTCTAGCACCTGACCCGGGTCCTTCTGTGGTGTTATCGAGGTTCAAAATTCTAAGTGATTTAGGTAGGGTTACGTCAAAGACTCTAAGGGCCGAATTAGATAGATTTAAACCTGTTAAACTTGTTAAATTTAATGGATTTAAAATTGAAAACGTAAATCCTGCCGGTTGATTAGGTCCAGAGGCGAGGGTTAAATTAAAATCTCTAAGAGACGACGGCCCATTTAATGTTACGCTCTGAAAATTTGGTTGGAGGGTGCTTGTACTACTATTGTTAGTGTAGGATATTGTTATTGCGGTTAATGAGGTAAATGTTGACAAATTAGGTTGGAAAACTTGAATTGGTATATTTGTCATTTTAATTGACTTTAAAAGAGAACCATCAGATGGGTTAAAGTTCAAAAATGGTGTAAAAATACCATCCGCCGTTGAATTTATCATTTCAAGCTCATCAAACGCCCCTAAACTTATGTTAAAATTTGTTAAACGTGATGAACTGATTGTCATTTTAGTTGTGTTAGGAAAACTAGATTGTTGGAAAATTAAAGGTCCTCCTATACTTGAAATTCTTGTGAACTGCACTTCACCTAAAGCCCCAAAATTTGAAACGTTACTTAATTTTGCAACAAAGGAATTGTTTGCATAAGTTTTAGGAAAATTTGTTCCTGTCCCGGTAGCATCCCAAGTTGCAGATTGATTAGTACCATCCCCCCAATCGAGTGTACCCGTTGATGACCCTCCAATGGTCCTTAAATTAAAGACTAAAGGATTGGTGCCAGGTATGTTTCCAATTTCCAAAACTGGATTCGGTGTTTGTGATGGGGTTTGAGTCACAGTCGGAGTTTGTGTTTGTGTTGGTGTGGGACCAGGTATTGGACCGCAGTATGAAAGTTCAGTGACATTACAAGAACCGTCTAAGGTTGATAGGGTCCATCTTATAAACCATGCACCTGAAGTTGGCGTTGGTAATTGTGTTGGGTCTGTGTAATTAACCAAACCAGTTCTACTACCTGGATTTGGACAACTACATCCATTACCCTGACTATTGTTAAACCACCTTCTTTGATTCAACACCGCCCCACTAAATGAAACAGGGTCATAAGGTAATGGATAAGATAATCCAAGAACGGCACCATTAATGGGGTCAATATAAGCACCATTAACAATGTCATTATTATATCGAGAACAAGCCTGTGCTGCGCTTGACAACCCTGCGGCATTCGTTATGAATCCTCCTGGTGCATTTGCTAGGTAAGCGGCCTCAGAAACCCATAGATTTTGAGCAATTCTAACTGATTGTACTGTTGGTTTCACACAACAATCTAAACTTTGTGTAATTACACAGTTTACTATTCTTATTAAAGTTGCAGTTCGAGCGTTATTATCAAGATTTACCCAATAAAATCCATTTGGTATGTTACACAAACAACTAGTTCCTGTATTATTATATACTCGTGTATTAATCTCAAGAGACCCACCTGAAGTTCGGAAATTAAATCCTTGAGTTGCACATACTAAACTAGTATCATACCTTGACAAGAAATAAGTTTCTAATTCAGAACAGGCCGTTGCGGTTGTAAAATTCACTGTTGCAGGTGAACCACATCCCGCTCCACTATTATAAGTGTAAGCGGATACCCCATTGATTGACACCAACCCACTAGGAGCGGCACATGAAGGTGTGTTAGTTTGTGTTGGAGTTTGAGATTGGGTATTTGAAGGAGTTTGAGTGTTTGTTTGAGTTTGAGTTGGTGTAACACCATCTATAGTTGGTGTATTAGTATTAGTATTTGTTGGTGTATTTGTTGGTGTTGGTGTAAGGGTTGGAGTTTGTGTTTGTGTTGGTGGTGGAGGTGGGGCGGCACAGAAGTATATATCAACTATTTCACAGTTTAATACTGTAATTATATTAATACCTTCTGTTTTATTGACATCATTGTTATAGTCAATAGCGTTAACCCAATATCTACCATTTTCTAAATTACAAAGACAAGAAGTGTTTGCGGTATTATATACTTTTGCACCAATACTAAAAGCGGTAACTTGAATTGCTAATCCAACGTTTGCTGGTGAAATATTATTAACGTATTCCTCGGTATAATTAGCGCATCCTTCATTATTATCGAGTCCAGTAATAATCCACAGGATACCTTGTCCAACGCTGGGGCCTGTCCAATATCTTTCTACGACAGCAATTTGTATTAGACCGCCTGGTTTAGCACAAGTCTTTGTTGGCGTTTGAGTTGTGGTATTTGTAGGAGTCGCGGTATTTGTAGGAGTCGCGGTATTTGTAGGAGTTACAGTATTTGTTGGTGTTTCAGTTATGGTCGCAGAAGGAGTTACAGTATTTGTTGGTGTTTCAGTTATGGTCGCAGAAGGGGTTGCAGTATTTGTTGGACTTATTGAAGGGGTAGGAGTTATAGTTGGACTTTGTGTCGGAGTAGAAGTATTTGTTGCCGTATTTGTTGGGGTTTGTGTCTTTGTTGCCGTGTTAGATGGTGTATTTGTAGGTGTAGAAGTATTTGTTTGAGTTGGTGTTTGAGTAAATGGGGGACATCCTGGTAAATCAGCACAGAATCCCAAAGGGGATGCAATTAATATATTTGCATCAGTAGATGAGACCGATTGGGCACAAAGGTAAGTAAATCCAGGCGGTGCTAATTCAAAAGGATAAAAAATCGCATTACAATCCCTTTTTACATAAGGGACATTTCCACCAGATGTATTATTTAATTCCCAACAATAGCAAGGACCAGGTGTTCCTGTATTAGTCTGAGTATTTGTTGTAGTATTTGTAGGAGTTACAGTATTTGTCGGAGTTTGAGTAGGAGTTTTTGTATTTGTCGGAGTTTGAGTTGGTGTTCTTGTAGTGGTCGGAGTTTGAGTTTGAGTTCTGGTATTAGTTTGAGTTTGAGTTCTTGTTGGAGTATTTGTTCTTGTAGGAGTTTGGGTTCTAGTTGATGTTTTAGTAGTTGTGGGGGTCTGAGTATTAGTTGGGGTATTTGTTCTTGTAGGGGTTGGAGTTTTAGTTTGAGTTCTTGTTTGTGTTGATGTTCTTGTATTAGTGGGGGTTTGAGTTCTAGTGACAGTGTTAGTAGGAGTTTGTGTTGGAGTTGTAGTGTTAGTAGGAGTTTGTGTTGGGGTTGACGTACTTGTTCGAGTTGGAGTTTTAGTAGGAGTTGGAGTTTTAGTTTGAGTTCTAGTAGGAGTTGGAGTTTTAGTTTGAGTTCTAGTATTAGTAGGAGTTTTAGTTTGAGTTCTAGTATTAGTAGGAGTTTTAGTTTGAGTTCTAGTATTAGTAGGAGTTGGAGTTGGTGTTTTGGTATTTGTAGGCGTATTAGTATTAGTAGGAGTATTAGTGGGCGTCTCAGCAATTGTCGGAGTGTTAGTGGGTGTTGTAAAAGGGGTAGGAGTGTTAGTTGGAGTGGGTGGTGGGATGGACGCAACACCAGGTGCAGGGGCAATTTTAAAAATCGTGACAATAGCCTTTAAGAAGGTTTTTATACCGTTATTAATTACATTGATTTTCGAACCGTCGAATAATCTGCCCGCTCTTTGTGGTCTGTTTTGTAAACCCATTATCTATTTCCTCCGAATAACCAATTATAGTTCATATAATCATTTTTTGTAGGCTGATTATTAACTTGTTTTACATCAGATATTGTCGGATTAAAATAATCTGAATGACTTCTTGTATTTGTGTTAACTTGCCAAGATTCTAACATTGCTTTTGTATGTTGTGTTACTTTTGATATTGATGTAAATGAAGATTCTGAAACATAAGTACACATTGATACTGACATAATTAAGTCATCGTGATGTCCTTTTTGGTGGTCGGGTCTTCCATTAATATATATAAAGGTTCCCATTTCATTTAATAATCTTGATGAATAAATTTTAAATCCGTGCCTTAAATGCTCCTCAAAAGAGGCAATAATCTGAACTCTTTTATTATTGAAGTTAATTCCAGGTATTTTATCTTGAGTTTTTGGGTCATATTTCCACTTATTAAAATGGTCTACACCATCAACATATAAATCTTTATATCCAAGTTCTTGTAGTTTCCTTGCGGTTGTTACACCCATTCCTCCTGTTATATCAATAACTATAAACGCTGAGTACATATTTCCCCATTTGTAACAAATTTCAGCTAAAGTATCTGGTGGCATTTTTCCAACATATTCAAATACTTGTTCCCTTTCATCAAAGTCAATAATCTGAATTGATGAAAAGTCCTCAGAATCCCCACGACTAACATCGACCCCCATTATATATTTGTGTCCTATTACAGGTTCTTTCCATATCCATATTGAACCTCCCATCATTTTGTTTGATGGTTCCTTAATCATATTCTCTCTATAGTTTTGGAGCATTTCAGCATCAAATACGTTGTCACCAGACCCAAGGAATTTACACTCTAATTCTTGGTTAACTTTTCTTCTGTCGTACTTGAGTTTTTTAACCATCGACTCATACCAAGAAGAGGTAGGTTTATATCCTTTAGAAATTAAATCTTTAACATCTTCAAAATTTCTTTCTTTAAATGGAATCATTGAATAGTCGACAGATTCCACTTCAGGATATTCATCTCTATTTAAATAAAAATGTATTACATCATTAACTTTAATAAGAGATAAATCTTTAGCATATCTTGGGTCTTTAAACCACACCATCTCTGAAACCTTAAACTCATTCATATTACGAAGAGCTTGGTCATAAATTTCATAATAAATTGGGTCAAATCCGTTTGGAGTTGAAATTACAATTACTTTACCCCCTGTTGAAAGGGATGCCATACAAGCCGCCCAAAAGTCAGAGTCGGCTTCGATATATGCGGCCTCGTCAAATATTAATATTGTTGGAGTGTAACCTCTTAATGCATCTTTAGATGTTGCAACGGCTTTAACTTCACATCCATTATTTAATTTAAAGTGTCTTTGTGAGTTCTTTTCTGCGGAAAACCCAATACCTGTCCAAGAGGGCCATTGTTCGGTAAATCCTCTTACCTTGTTGGCCATTTCAACAGCGGTATCAAGTTTGTTTGCAATAATCAAAATCTTCTCAGGTTTTGTCTTCTTTGCAAATGCAAGTTTTTTTGAGGCCCAAGCGGCGGTTACGGTTGATACGCCAGCTTGACGGTATTTTAATGCAATATTTTCATTAAAGTTTTCGTAATCCTCAATCAAAGTTTGTTGGTCGGGAAATAGCTCTAATGGAACGTATTTTGAAACGGTATTATCGTAGGTTTGTAAGTAGGTTTTTAACGCATAAGGAGTACTTTTCATACACTTACCATACTCCAATATAACTTGTTCTTTAGTTAAAGACATTTTACTTTTTTTAATAAATATGAAAAAACCCCCTTTTGTCGAAGGGGGTTTAAATTTTAAAACTATTTACATTATAAACTCGCTAGAAAATCATCCATATCTTCTTGGTCTTTTCCAGTATTATAATCATCATATTCTTTCTTTGCTGCTTGAGCCGCTCTCATGACCTCAGTAAATCTTTTTCTTGCTCTGTCTTTTTCTGATTTGTTTTCAGAAATTGCATCACCAATCAAATCCAAAAATTCTTTTGCCGGAATTTTATAAAGTTCTCTCTTAAACCAAGGATTTAAACCAGAATTTTCAGGTTCAAACATTTCATCAGGTAAAGCATATTTAATTAATTCAACTACAGCTGGTCCTAGTCTTAATTGCATTGGTTCATTTGATAAAACATCAGTTTGTCCCATTACATCAGCTGCTCTTTCTGGGTCCATATCCGCAAATTGTGACCTAGCTGGCGCCTCTTCTAAACCTTTAATAATTTCGTGAAGAAGAATTGGTAATATCAATCCACCTGCAACAATTTTTGTGTCCGGTCCTTCTCCACCCTCACCATTTTCATCATCAGTATCTTGTAATTCCATTTTACCGGCAACTCCCGAACCAGTCTGACTCATCATTTCAATCATTTGTTCCATAGTAAAATACAACAAATCATTTGCAGCCATTACTTGTCTGTAAAGTGTTGGGAGTTGAGGGTCAATTTGAGCAATTTTTCTCATATAAGATGGTTTCATAAATGAGTAGTGTCCTTTCTTTGCCTCACCCTGAATAATCAAGTTAATAATATTTCTTTTGTCTACTTCCGATTGGAATTGCTCTTCATCGGTTTCAACATCAATGTCAAAAGATTTAGGTAATTCAAATTTTGGTTTTTCTTTTGGTTTCATTTGAAACTCTCCGGCACTTGGTGGTGTCCCACCTAAAGTTAAATCATATTCATACCAATCCCTTTCAGTTCCAGTTTCTTCTAAAGCAAGTTCAAGAGCCAAGTCAACCAATTCTTCATTATGTTGTCTTTCAATTGACATGATTCTTTGGGTGGTCATCATCATTTGTTGCATGATTTGCTGTTTAACCTGATTTGATGACAAATTTGGTTGGTCAAACGCATCTCTAACTCTGTCTACAACTTCTTTAAATCTTGTACCAGCAAGTCTTTCAACATCTCCAGCTCCTTTTCTAAAGGCTGGATTTTTAGCATATAAACTTTCAGGACTACCAAGTTTTCTTTCCAAATTTGGGTCCATTCTCTCGGGATAGTCTCCGTAATCTACAGGGGCTTCGTGTAATTTGTACTTTTTCATTTTAATGCTTTGTCTATTAAGTTAGAAATTGCTGTAATTATTTCACTTTTTTTTGACTCCATTTCAGATGCCTTTGGTTTTGGATTTGGACCTTCTTTTTTTCCAGGATTCGAAGGTCTTTTACCAGGTTCTGTTTTTGGAGTTGTTCTTGGTTGCGCTGGAGCGGTTTTAGTATCACCTTCTCCCATTTCACCACCTATCATGGTACCGATTGGTTTTTTCATCATCATTTTCTTTTCGGCAATAATACTCATTATTTCGCCTTTTGTCATCTTTGGAGATAAATTGTTTTCAACAATTTCTTCCATCTTTGATTCGATGAGGTATTCATAAGGGTTTCTACCTTCTTTAAGTTTCTTTTTAACACCCATTACACAATCCTCAAACTTCTTTTTGTTTTTTCTACCGACTGATGCAGTACAAACAGCCCAAGGATTGTATTTTTTCTTTTTCTTTTTACCCTC